GTTCAGTAAGATCAAGGCATTTGAGCAATGTCCTAAGCAGTTCTACCATGAGAAGATACTCAAAGAACATCCGTTTAAGGAGACTGAGGCGACCTTATATGGCTCTGAGTTTCATAAGATGGCAGAAGACTTTATAGCTATAGACACGCCCGTCCCTAAAAAGTTTGGCTTTGCAGAGAAAGCACTGGTATCGCTAAAGAACCGCAGGGGTAAAAAGCTATGCGAGGAAAAGCTAGGTATAACTGAAGACCTAGAGCCGTGCGGGTTCTACGACAAGAACGTATGGTTCCGTGGTATAGCCGACCTTATTATCTTAGACGGTGACCACGCATCTGTAGTGGATTACAAGACAGGTAAGTCGGCAAAGTACGCAGACAAAGGGCAACTAGAATTAATGGCTCTTTCCGTGTTCGCCCACTACCCGCAAGTCACCAAGATTAGAGCCGCGCTGTTCTTTGTGGTCAGTAAAGACTTGGTGAAAGACACGTACATGGAGTATGATGGCGCGAAGCTGTGGCGCAAATGGCTGGGTAAACACAACCAGATGAAGCTAGCCGCCGACAACGATGTGTGGAACGCACGTCCTAGTGGGTTATGTAGACGCCATTGTCCTGTAGTTGAGTGTGTACACAATGGAGCAAACTAATGAGAAAACGTAAGAAACAAGTTAACGCCCCCGTTGGGTCTGCTACGTTTGAGAGACGTATGGAACGGCAGCGCGCCCGTCGTAAGGTAGACAAAGAAGGCGCAGACCGAAACGGAAACGGCAAAGCCGACAAGCGTGAAGGTAAAGATGTCAGTCACAAGAAAGCCCTAGTAAGGGGCGGCAAAAATAAAGATGGGATACGGATAGAGAGTTCAAGTAAGAACCGCGCCCGTAACTACCAGAAAAAGAAAAAATAATTCGGGCACCTGCCCGAAAGGAGAGCGACATGAAGTTAATAGACGGTAAGGCGTTGCTGTTAAAGCTACGCAATCCCAGCCGCGTCACTAAAACAATCCCAGACAGTGTGTTGGTTAACAAACAAGAGGTAAAAGTTAACCACGGCATAGACGAAGTACACACCCTTAAAGAGTTAGGTATTCGTGCCCCGTCACCGATAGAGACACGGTACAAGTGGACGGGTAAACATGCGCCGTTCGACCACCAGAAAACCACCTCTGCGTTCTTAACCATGAACCGCAAAGCATTTTGCTTTAACGAGCAAGGTACAGGCAAGACTGCAAGTGCTATCTGGGCTACAGACTACCTTATGAAGCAGGGTAAGATCAGACGTGCATTAGTTATCTGCCCGTTGTCTATTATGGATTCAGCATGGCGTGAAGACTTAGAAACTTTTGCACCACACCGAACTGTAGACATAGCCTATGGCGTACCGAAGAAACGTAAGGCGATCATAGAACAAGGTGCAGACTTTGTTATAATAAATTATGACGGTGTAGACATAGTATCAGATAGTATAGCGGCGGGTAACTTTGATTTAATTATCGTAGACGAAGCAACGCACTATAAGAACGCACAGTCTAAGCGTTGGAAAACTCTTAACAAGCTTGTGCACCCTGATACGTGGCTGTGGATGATGACAGGTACACCCGCCGCGCAATCCCCGCTAGATGCGTACGGGTTGGCTAAACTAATAGAACCACTGTCAGTGCCACGGTTCTTTGGGTCGTTTCGAGATATGGTGATGCGCAAAGTAACACAGTTTCGTTGGGAGATGAAAGAAGGGGCTACAGACTTAGTACATGCGGTACTACAACCTGCCATACGGTTTACCAAAGAAGAGTGTTTGGACTTGCCAGAAATGGTTTACGTCAAGCGTAAGGTAGAGCTAACACGCCAACAGCTAAAGTATTACCAAATGCTAAAGAAGCGCATGGTGATGACAATCGGGGGCGACGAAATATCTGCAGTTAACGCCGCCGCTATCATGAATAAGCTGTTACAAATATCTTGCGGCGCTGTCTACACCGACGAAGGTGATGCGTTAGAGTTTGATATATCGCACAGGTATAAAGTGTTACGGGAGGTTATAGACGAGAGCAGCCAGAAGGTGCTAGTGTTTGTGCCTTTTAAACACGCCATTGACATACTGACAGATAAGTTGCGTAATGACGGGATTGTTACGGAGGTGATTAGGGGGGATGTGCCTGTAACTAGGCGGACAGAGATATTTAAACAGTTTCAGACACAGGACAACCCACGTGTCCTAGTTATCCAACCACAGTCAGCAGCACATGGTGTTACGTTAACAGCAGCTAATACAGTTGTGTGGTGGGGTCCAACTTCCTCCTTGGAAACATACGCTCAAGCTAACGCTAGGGTTCACAGGTCAGGTCAAAAGCATAGGTGCACTGTTGTGCAGCTACAAGGATCACCTGTGGAAAGACGTATTTACTCACTGTTAGATAGCAGAATAAACGTGCACACAAAAATGATTGATTTATACAAAGAACTACTTGACTAGCCCATAGTTAACCATTATCTAGTAATTCTCGTTACTGTAAAGGGGGACAAATGAGCGAAGCAAGAGAGATTTCCGCTGACAAGCTAACCAAGGCGTACATAAAAATACGTGCAGAACGGGCAGCGTTATCAGCAGAATTTAAAGAATCAGACGGGGAACTTGTACGTAAGCAAGACCTCGTTAAGAACGCGCTCTTGGACTACTGTGAGAACCACAAAGTCGAGAGTGTAAGAACTTCCGAGGGTCTGTTCTTTAGGACATCAAAGGTCAAGTATTGGACGAGCGACTGGGAGCGTATGCACGAGTTTATACTAGAGCATGAAGTACCTGAACTTCTCGACAAACGGCTTAACCAGACAAACCTAAAACAGTTCTTGGAAGAGAACCCAGATGTTTTACCACAAGGTTTAAACATCGACAACGAGTACGTCATCTCAGTAAGGAAAAAATAATGGCCGAGCCGTTTGTACCTATTGAAGATGTGGCAAAGCATTTTGCAGTGTCCATCTCTACTATTCGTGCGTGGTTACGACAGGGGCATATACCCAAACACACGTACGTTAAGATCGGTAACACCTACCGTTTTAAACTACCCGCCGTAGATGAAGCGTTAACCACTAAGGCAAAAGAAGAAGCGCACGCGGTGTCCACAGAAACTCAGCTAGAGTTCGACTTCGACGCTGACCAAGACGTATAAACCAAAGGAGAACGATATGGCAGAATCATATATTATCGAAGGTGTGGAAGCACTGTGGCCCAAAGTGGACCGCACATATGTGTTTAACTCCAAGATTAAACGCAGCGAACCCTGTGCACCTCGTGACCAAAACGCGGCATACTCTGTACAGTTTCGTATGGACGGGGCAACCGCCAAAGCTTTGTTTACGCAGATGAAGGCTGTGTACGCGGCTAACCGCGAAGATGACTGGGACGAGAAGTTACCCAACCCGATTGTCAAAGATGACAACGGAACCTACACGCATAAAGCCAACCTAAAGGGTGCGTACAATGGTGAGACTACTACCAAGCCGTTAGAGATTGATTCCAGTGGTGAGATGTTACCAGAAGGATTTCAGTTGACCACGGGCAGCACAATCAACGTGGCTGTGCAACTTATCCCGTACGCTATGAAGCTCGGTAAAGAGTGGGAGTACGGAGTATCGTTGCGGCTTAAAGCTGTGCAGGTTCTTAAGTACGTGCCATTGGAAGTGCGTAATCCGTTTAAGGTAGTTGAAGGCGGCTTTGTGTATAAAGCACCTATCGACAATCCGTTTGACAAAAAGGCGGCACCCGCCAAAAGCAATAACGTGTTAGCAAACGTTGTTGACGACGATGACGATGACGAGGATGAACCACCAAGGAAGAAAGCTGTCAAAAAGACAGCACCTCCTAAAAAATCTGGTGGAGATTTAAACGACCTCGTTGACGATATGTTTGACGACGAATAATTATCCCCCGCCACGGTTATTAATTTAGCCGTGGCTTACCTTATTGAGTGGTAACAATGGATACGAAACAATTTTTAGACCTAGTTTTAGGTCGTGAAGGGAACTATTGCATATTCGCAGTCAACGCGGCGACAAGTAGAAGAAAGCAAAAATTTTATACGTCAGTTGACCATGTAGTAGACGCCGCAGAAGCTTTTGATGCCAACGGGTATGATACATATTTTAGTTTGGCCACACTAGAAGAGGCGGGATCACGCAAAGCTGATAACGTGCGGTCGCTAAAGTCGTTCTTCTTAGACTTAGATGTTGGTGAAGGTGATAACAAGTTTGCCTCGCAAGAAGATGCTATTAGGCAGCTAGGTACGTTTGTCAAAAACAACAAGTTGCCTCGCCCGTTTGTCCTGAACTCAGGTCGCGGTGTACATGTGTATTGGGTATTAAGCGAGGACGTGGGTGCGAACGAATGGCTCACAACAGCCTCACGACTAAAGCAGTTATGTGCTAGCAGTGGGTTCAATGCAGACCCCGCAGTCACTGCGGATATGGCTAGGGTGTTACGTGTTCCAAGCACGCATAACTACAAGTGTGACCCCCCTGCCCCTGTCACGTTCTTTGCCCGAGAGCAGCCCCCTACTGTAGACTATGATACGTTTGCCGAGTTACTTGGGGCCGCGCCGATACCAGTCCCTACAGGGGTACAAGCGTTACGGGCTGTACTAGATCATGATACGTATGAGAAACCTACTGAGGTAAGCGAGGGCGGTAGGAACTCTGCCATGCTAGCTTACGTGGGGCATCTACGAGCTAAGGGGCATTTATCAGAATCTGATATACTAGATATGGCGCATGGCTTTAACGCTACATCGCTAGACCCGTCGCTAGATAAAGAAGAAGTAGAAAACCTAGCGTCACGGTACGCCGTGCACGAAGATGTAGATTTCTATGAAGAAGACGAACTTGATACCCCTGACGAAGTTGCCGATGCGGTAGACCCTAAACACAGCATACCCACGTACCCAAAACCGTATTTTCGGGGACACAACGGTGGGGTGTATATACGCACCCGCAACGCAGACGGTGACCCCGACGAAGAGTGTGTATACCACCATGATTTCTACGTAACGCGGCGGCTACATGATGTAGCGCTGGGGGAAGTTATAGCGTTTGCATTACACCTGCCTAGAGACGGGGTACGTGAATTTGTCGTGCCTCTGACAGCCATTACTTCGCGGGAGGAGTTTCGTAAACATATGGCTATGCAGGGCGTAACCTCATTTGGAAAGGACGTAGATAAACTTATGGCATATACCGCAGCATGGATAAACGAACTACAACGTACGACTACCGCTAGCGAGGCGCACCAGCAGTTCGGTTGGGCAGACAAAGAGATGACTTCTTTTGTGTTAGGCGACCAGCTAGTGACCAGCAATGGTATTGATTATAACCCACCGTCCGGTAAGACCGCAGGTCTCATAGAGCACTTTAAGCCTATGGGTACGAAGGAACGGCAGCTAGAGATATTAGACTTCTTTAACAGGGATGGGTTGGAGCTACAGCAGTTCCTAGTGTGCATGGGTTTCGGCTCCATACTCATGCCATTGACAGGTTTAAACAGTTTCGGTGTGCACCTTTACGGGGGTACGGGTGTAGGTAAGACTACCGCTATGTTCTGTAACCTAGGCATTTATGGTAACCCACACGGGCTGACAATGGGGCAGCAGGATACGCCTAACGCACGCATGAACCGTGGCGAAGTCATGTGCAATATACCGTTAAACTCTGACGAGATGACCAATATGACGGGTAAGGATGTGTCCGACTATTGCTATCAGTTGTCCGAGGGTAAGCAGAAGAACCGTATGGCTGGTGGGGGTAACGTAGAACGTATTAGAGGTAAGCCTTGGCACTTGATGGCAGTGTCTACAGGTAACATGAGCTTCTACGAAGAGATGCAGCGTTTCAGAGACAACCCCAAAGCTGAGATGCAGCGCGTGTTAGAAATACGGGTAGACCCAAATCTAAAAGCCATGTTGGATAAGAGTAAGACTGATAAGTTGTTTCGGGACAGTAAAGAACACTACGGGCACTTAGCAGTCGATTATGTTCAGTATGTCATAAACAACAGGGATAGTCTGCGAGAGTTGTATGAAAAGATTAAGGGTCGTCTGGATGCGGCAGCAGGACTACAACCTGAGAACCGTTTTTGGTCTGGTGGCTGTGCAGCAACCCTTGTAGGCGCACTAGCAGCGAAACAGATGGGTATAGTCGGGTACGACACTAACAAGATGTACGCATGGGTAGTTCGTGAATTAAAAAAGATTAAGGCTTACGTCGATGACAGCGGCGCGTCTGTGCAACAGTTGGTCACAGAGTTTGCTACCGAGAATTGGACTAACATACTCAAGATCAAAAGCACTAAGGACAAACGCGGTGACACCGTAGAGGGTGTAGTGCCGCTAATTATCCCTGAACAGAACCCCCGCAACTCTTTTGTGGCGAGATATGAGACCGACACGGGGATGTTTTACATGGTCCCAAAGGCGTTTAAAAAGCATCTCAACGATAGGCAGATTAATTATAGTTCTACGTTAGAAGAGATGACTAAACAGATGGGGGCTACACGTATACAGATGCGGTTGACTAAGGGGACTAACTTTAACCTACCGCCAATACGCGTGATCGCTGTTAAGCTGGACGGGATAACCGATGTACCAGAAGACGCAGAAGGTTGACGATCTAAATCCTGACGGGATCAAAGTGATCGTGGCGTGGGAACGTATGTCCGTGGGTGCTTCAGTGTTTATACCATGTGTAAACACGCTACAGGCAAAGTACCAAGCAAGAAAAATTGCAGAGTTAAAGTCATGGCGTATCGAAATACGGACTCGAATAGAAAATAAAATGTTTGGGGTTCGCATATGGCGAACTGTATGATACGTTATAAAAGACAGACACGGACTGTCTGTCGTTCTCCTCTTTAACTCCCCCGCTTGGCTAGGCTACGCACTGCGACAGCGGGGGTTTTTTACATTCCTAGTATGCCTCTGTCGTACTCGCTAAGGCTATCTAGCATGAACGGGGTGTACTCAATACCACCAACCATCTTGGACGTTCGTTTTACAAATGACGCTGCTGATCTGTCCATCGTGTCAGGCGTAATAAGTTTGCGTTCTCTAGCTGCTCTAGGCAAGTTCCTGTTGTACTCGCGTATTTTTGCCAGTGCGTCCCTATAACCTTGACGGTCGCCCTCTGCTGTTGCGAGGTTAAGTCCACGTAACAGTTCAATACGTGTTGTTTTGAGATAGTCTTCTTTATCTCGGTTGTTTTTGTTTCTGCGGTGTTGCTGGACAATAGCGGTAGGCGCAAGCCCCGTGAATTGAAGTAGAAGTTGCGTAATGCCTAGGTCTTCTGTGATAGCATCCCCACGACGAGTTTCGGCCCCATCTACACTATATCGTCCAGCCTTCATAACATTTCGTATAGCGGCTGGCATTACAGCTTCGGTTCCGCGAACAAACTCACCTTCGTTCATCAACCCTATGCCACGTTCCATACTTAGATAGATACCCACTGCTGGGCCACCTAACTGTTCAGCTAATGTCCAAAGTTGCGATTGGTCTTTGTTGATAAACGGTGGGCGGTACAGAAGGCTGTTCATCTCAATGCGACTAGCCATGTCAGACCCTAGTGCTGCGTTTACGAGGCCATGTGTTAGTGTCTCTCCAAAGGTCTTATCCAGCACAGCTTCAAAGTTATCATCTTCTTCGTCAGATGCTATATCGTACAACATACCGAACGCACCCATCAGAGGCATACCTGCTACACCTGCAAACGCGCCAGATGCTACCATGAACCGACCTAATTGACCTCGGGCTATGGCTCGGTCTTGCTTTTCTTCGGCAGTCTTAGCTCCTTTGAACGCATCGTTCGTCATCTCAACCATCATAGCGTACTTACTAATGGCAAACCGTTTGAACAACATGAACACGTTACCTGCAGCGGATTGCGCAATAACCGGACGCCCTGCAGATGATGTGGCACCGAGACTTGTCTCTGTCTCTCTTACTGCTTCAAGAGCAGCCATCCGTTGCTTCTCCCCGTCTGCAAGGGTCTTTTCATTGGGTTTAGGGTTGTTGCGTAGGCGATCCAGCTCTAGCTGATACGTAGATACCATGGTGACTTCGCGGCTGTAACGTTCAGAGTGATGGAACAAAAAGCTGGTAACTGCGTTCAGCATCTCAAGACGGTCTTTGCCCCGCGTCACGTCCATGTGTTCTTGGTTTAGCGACTGGCTAAACTGCGCGTTCTCACTACCAACGTTAGCCAACACCTCTAAGTCTAGTAGTTCTTTTTGTTGTTTCTTGGTTATGCCTTCTTTCTTTAGGTCAGCCTCAGACATGCCACGTAGCGCTGCGAAGTCATAATTTACTACAGAAAACCCAGCCATGCCGCCCTTGACCTTGCGTTTCTCAGTTAGCGCTACACCGTTAGCGTCGACTTTATCGCTGTAGGCAT